AAATAAAAATAAAAATAAAATTATAGAATTATATATGATATGTTTTTTAAACAAAGTTTAATTGAAGAATATAAAATATTATTATCCATGAATCATGAATATATGTAAACCCATTCTACTTTAAACCGCAAATTTAATTCTAACAATTGTGTCATTTAGAACACCTACATAGATCAAATAAAAACAATAAAACATAAGTTTTCACATTTCTTTAAATTGATTTTATATTATATAAAAATTGAATAAAATTTATATAATAGTAATTTACTATATTAAAGTAACAATTAACCAAAGACAATGGATAAAAAAATTAATAAAAAATTAGATGCTTACATTTCTGCATTCAAAACCGATATTCGCACCAAGGCAGATGAACTTGGAATTACAAATCATTCAGAAGTATCGCGTTTATTAACTTATGTGTATGAATATAACAGATTAACTTTCGGAAAAGAAGATTTTATGAAACGAAAAAGAAATAAATTAGGAATTAATGTCTCGGAAAGATGCATAGCAAAAAGATCTAATGGTGAACAATGTACTCGTCGAAAAAAAAAAGAATGTGATTTTTGTGGAACGCATGTAAAAGGAATACCTCATGGTGTTTGTGAGCAAATCAACATTCCACAAACATCTTTTATAAATAAAATCGAAGTAAGAGTTCAAGATGTCAATGGTATAATGCATTTTATTGATTCTAATGAAAATGTATACCAAACAGAAGATGTTTTAATGGAGAAAAAAAATCCAAAAATTATTGGAAGAGGTGTGACGACTGATGCTGGTGAGTATGAAGTAGTATACAGAAATTAATATAAATATATAAATACATATAAATTAAATGTCGTCATATAATCAAATTATGTTATCTTCAATGTTGTTTAGTTCAGTGTATTTATGCGCGCAATCTTTAAAAGTTATGAATGCATATCGAACAAATAGACATTACAATAATGAACAAATGATGTCAATATATTTTACAGGATGTACGTTTGGAATGTCATTGACAACATTTTTATATTGCACAATCCAAATTATTAATTATAAATCCAATTTATAAAAATATTTATTTAAATTTTGTTTATTTTTATTCAAATACTTTTATTAAATTATAAAATAAAAGTATTTAAGATATTTGTAATAATATAAATTATGCTGAAATGTATGAGTCAATTCATATCTGGATTAATGAATAGAAATAAAAGTATTTTAAATTTTGATAATAAAACTTATGGCGAAGAATGTCCAATATGTTTGGAATTTTTCGGTGAATTGGACGATGTTTCATTATTCTGTACATTAAAATGTGGGCATAGTTATCATAAAAAATGTATAATTGATTGGTTATCCAAGGATAACAGTTGTCCAAATTGTAGAAGTCAAATTAAATAATCCATAAATTCTTTTTCTTGAATGCTTCTATTTTAGTATCAATTCCAATCATAAAATTTGCATGAACAAAATAAACAGGTTCGGATGAATTTTTAAAATTAATCTGGAATTGTTTAAAATTCGCATTGTCATTCAATTCATTAAAATATAACAATCCATTAGGAAAATTATATTCTGATAAAACGCCAATATTGAATATATTTTGATTATTCTCTAAAATATTATTCATTACACGTTGATCATTAATTTTGTCATTTTTATTTTGTATAATAGCATCAATTAATGATATTGTTGAATTATTCGGAAATATTAACATGCATCCAGTACATAACATATTCATATCATTTTGAAAATAAATATGTTTTGATTTGTCCAATGTATTATAAATTATATTTAAATCAATTAATGCTACAGTATCTACATCTAAATACCACACAATTTTGCCTTGTTTTAAAAGTTCAAGTATAACAACATATCGTGTGTATGTCATTGAATTATGGTCATTATCGCCAAAATTCATTTTATTTTTACTAACATCAATGTGAAATCGTGTAGTATTAAATTTTAATCTAGTTAATTCTTCATAACTTTCATCATCGGTAACATATGCCATGTAATTATTTACATTATTTTGTTGAAAATGTGTTAAATGATTTTTAGTTAATTCTATTGCACCATAATTAGAAACACTAATAAAAATTAAATCTGACATTATATATTTATAATATTTTTCATTTATATTTATATTTATATTTATAATTATAATTTATTTATAATGTTCATTGATAACTTGAATAAAGTCATTAATATTTAATTCTGATGTTTTCAAATGTGATTCCCAAAAATAACGACAATAAGACCATTCAAAATAATTAATATTTCCATCAATATACCAGTCAGGAAATTTATTTAATAATATTTGAGATAATTTGAAAGGTAATAAATTTAAACTTTGTTTGGGCAATACATAACATAACTGTACGATTTCTGGCATATTACATTGATTTATATTATTTATGAATGTTGTTGGTCTGTTAGGAATGCTTCGAATTAAATCTTGTAATAATGGTGGATAATTATATTTATATTTCCATGTCCAATCTATTTGGCCACTCGTATAATATTTGAGAGTCCATTCCAATCCCTCTAAATAATTAATTGATATTTCTTGTTTATTATAATATGTAACTTGTTCATTTGTAAACAAAGATTTATAATATCTATTTTGCCATCCCGGTTTAAAAGGATTAATGTATTTTTCGAGTTTTCTATTATAAATAGGCATTGAATTAAATTGTTTAATTTTTGTTTCTATGCGCTTTTCTTCCAATTCATTTTCATCCTCAATAATTCTTAATAAATGTTTATGACCATTTTCCATTTTATTTCTTGAACCGTGTTCATCAATAACATATTGATTTTCTAAATCAGATAAATGTTGAATTAATTTTTTGAAATTTTGCCAAAAAATTATATTTCCATTTGTTAGTAAAATATTAGAATCGCCAATAACTGTTTTATATGCTGATAATAATTTATTTATTCCTCCCGTGCGAATATTAATTGCTGGAAAATGAGGTAAAAAATCATTACCCAATAAAAAACATAATAAAATATAATCATTCGTTCGATTAATTTTCATATTTGAATTTTCAGTTGTCATGTAATATGAAATATTATTTGACAATTCTGGAATATCCAAAACATAATTTTGATTTGGTTCCAAGTCAGAACTGATCGATTGAATGAAATGTGGTGTTTCGCGAAATAAATATATATTTGGACAACAATTTAAATGGTTAATTGCCAACATAATTAAATCAGAATCTAACCCATAAATGAATGTATTAAAATCGCTAGTATGTAGATGTTGATTTTCGCGAATATACTGAAATATTTTATGTTCTCCTTCTCCAACAGAATCGCTTCCTGAAACAATAATTTGTTCATTTAAAATAAAATGTTGTTTAATTTTGGTGTTTAATTCTCTCATAAAAATAGTTCCGGGCGTGATGGCTGTTTTGTCCCAACATTGTGTTTCTATTTTTTCAGATAAATTATTAATAGTGTTTGATTGAAACCAAGATTTATATCTACGCTCTCGTTGTTGTTTCAGTTTGGCTACTGGTGCGACCCCATCAAACGCAATCATAACACATTGTCTAGGTTGTATTAATTGTATATATTCTTCAATTTTAGAAATTACACTATTTATAATTTGTAATCCGGCATGTTCATTTAATATTGTTGGTTCTAAGTTTGCGTAAGCATCATAAATGATAGAATTACAATCTAAATAAAAATTAGACACAATGAAAGATGAATTAAAATATTTTTTGATAATTTCTGGATGATTTTTAACAATATAAGAGAAATAACATGGTATTCCCATAATGAAATATTATATTTTATGATAAATTATGTTTAATATTTAATATTTAATATTTTATATTTAATATTTTATATTATAAAAAAATAAAAATATATATAAATGGCGCAAGAAATAGAACCCGACTTGATATCAATGAGTCAAAATAATGAGGTGATAAAATCAATTGAAAACAAGTATTTATTTTTTTACAATGTGATGCAAAAGACAATACTACATGTTCAGCAAAATAAAACATTAGATTTAATAGGAATATCAGAAGTCGGAAATTGTATAGATAATTTATACAAGATAAATGAAAATTTAATGAAAATAAAAGAAATGCTTAATCTAAATGAATTTGTAAATACTGATGAAATTATAAATATTTTGCAACAAGTGAATAATGATTTGTCAATATTATTTAAAAATTTTGGTACTTATAATTTTGAAGATTTTTTATTAATTTGTTTAGGAAATAATTTAATAAATAATTATGTATCGGACACTTTTAGTAAAGATAAATTTATTTTATTAAAAAAATATTTTCATCCAAATGGATATAAAATTTTGAATGATAAATATGAAGATTCTAAAATAAACATGGATAGCAATAATTTGGATTGTTTTGATGTTAGTATCAAAGTTAATTTGTTTCATCTCAATATATTTGGAATTCGTGTAGTATTACACAACAAAACAAGTCAAAAAATAATAGTTGTGACAGGAATGACTGATAATATAATGATAGATTTTGCGGACAATAATTTTATAAATAATAAAAAAAAAGAATTAATTGAAATATTTAATTTAAATAATGATAAATCAATTGTTAATGAAGAAAATTATGGTAGGTTTGTAAATACATTGATATTAAAAGATTATTTAATAAATTCATCGCAAGAATTATATTTAAAATATTGTGGATATAATAGCAATTTAATTTTATATAATTTTAAAACAATACAAGAGATTGTTAAAGATTTTACATCATCAAAAATATGTGTTAAAAGAAGTATATTGATCCAAACATTAATAAAAATAGATAAATATGACAATCAATATTTGGCATACTTATTGTATGATTTGTTATCAAATAATTTAAATTCTGAAATAGATAGTAAAGAGCAAATGATGATATTTGATAGTTTTTCATGGGTAACAAAAAAATATTTCAAAGATTCAATGAAAAAAACAATTCAATATACGAATAATTTATTAAATTTTGATATGCAAAAAATTCCATTGGAACAACAAATATGCTTGATGAAAATAACTGACAATGTAAAAGAAAAGGCAATGCAAAAATTAAAAGAATTAAAATCTAAATCAGAAGATTCATCTTCGAAAACTAGACAATATTTGGATGGATTATTAAAGATACCATTTGGAATTTATAAAAAAGAACCAATTTTAAATTTAATGTTGGAAATAAAAAATATATTTGCGAATTCATTAAAAGAAAATAAAAAAATTATAAAAGAAAATGAAAAATTAGAAATGATAAAAATAAAAGAAGATTATACAAATTTAGAAATAATAAAATACAAAAATGAAATTAAAAATGAATTAGAAAAAGAAATAATTATAAATTCCGAAATGATATCTTTATATTTGAATAAATTAACCAAATCAGAATTAATATTATTAATTTCTGAAATAAATAACCTGAATAAAATAAATTCTGATGAAATGAATAACCCGAATAACCCAAATAACCCAAATAACCCAAATAACCCAAATAACCCAAATAACCCAAATAACCCAAATAACCCAAATAACCCAAATAACCCAAATAACCCAAATAAAATAAAAGTTTCAAATAAAACCAAAATAATTTTGATTAATGATTTATTATCTTATTTTGAAACTAATGGAATAATTGAAGAATTTAAAAATAAAATATTAAATAATAATTCTAATGATAATTTAAAAATTAATTTATTTTCATCTATGAATTTAATTAATGATAAATTTAATGATATAAGTAATTATATGAATAATGTAAAAAAAATGTTGGATGATTCAATATATGGTCATACAAAAGCAAAAACCCAAATAGAACGTATAATTGGTCAATGGATAAATGGTAAGCAAGATGGTTATTGTTTTGGTTTTGAAGGTGCTCCTGGGTTGGGAAAGACAACTTTGGCGAAAAAAGGGTTATCAAAATGTTTAGTGGATGAAAACCGTGATGGAAGACCATTTGCGATGATTCAAATGGGTGGTGACACAAATGGTTCTACATTACATGGTCATAGTTATACTTATGTTGGTTCAACCTGGGGATCAATTGTTCAAATATTGATTGATAAAAAATGTATGAATCCAATAATATTTATTGATGAAGTAGATAAAATATCAAAGACTGAGCATGGTAGAGAAATAGTTGGAATTTTAACTCATTTATTAGATTCAACCCAAAATGATTGTTTTCAAGATAAATATTTTTCTGGAATAGATTTAGATTTATCAAAAGCATTATTTATATTATCGTATAATGATGTTGATAGTATAGATAAAATTTTATTGGATAGAATTCATAGAATAAAATTTAGTAATTTAACGTTGGATGAAAAAATTGTTATATGTAATAAGTATTTATTGCCGGAAATATATTTAAAAATGGGATTATGTGATATGATAAATTTCGAAACGGATGTATTAAAATTTATAATAGATGAATATACGACAGAAGCTGGTGTTAGAAAATTAAAAGAAATGTTATTCGAAATTGTGTCAGAAATTAATTTAGAATTATTAAAAGTGACCCAAATGCATGAGCAAACATATGACATTCCAATTAATATAACTATAAATGATGTGAAAGAAAAGTATTTGAAGGATAAATATGAAATAAAAACAGTAAAAATTCATGAAGAAAATAAAATAGGAATAATGAATGGTTTATGGGCAAATAGTTTAGGAAAGGGTGGTGTTATTCCAATACAAAGTTGTTGGCGTCCAAGTAAAGATTTTTTAAATTTGCAATTAACTGGAACGCAAGGAGATGTAATGAAAGAATCAATGAACGTGGCATTAACATTAGCGTGGAATTTGACATCTGATGAAGTGAAAAATAATGTGGCAAAAAATAATGCGAATGATGGAATACATATACACTGTCCTGATACTAGTACCCCAAAAGATGGTCCAAGTGCTGGAACTGCAATAACAACAACAATATATAGTTTATTTAATAATAGAAAAATAAAATATAATGTGGCAATAACAGGAGAAATATGTTTGGATGGAAACGTGAGAGAAATTGGAGGTTTAGATTTAAAATTTTTAGGTGGAATAAAAGCTGGCGTAAAAGAATTTATATATCCAAATGAAAACCAAAAAGATTATATTAAATTTATGGAAAAATATAAAAATGATGAAATAATTAAAGATATTAAATTTGTTAGTGTTTCAAGAATTGAAGAAGTTTTTAACTTGGTTTTTGAATGATAATCTTAAATGTCTTAAAAGCATTTTTCACAAAAGTATATTTTCTTAAAAGTATATAATATAATGGACAACCAGCCAAATTCAAAAATTCCAATGATAGGATTATTTAAGTCTTTGTCTTTATATTTGCCTTTAATATTATTGTCAAGTTTATTGATATTTTCAATTATGTCATCAAGTTTACAAAAATTTTTATTTTATACGTCCATCATATTATTAATAATTATGTTAAGATTGATTGTATATAAAAGTTCATCTAAAATATTAAATGATACTAAATTGCCTGAGGATTGTTCAATTGGATTAATAAATACATTTATTCCTGAAGATGTATTATTTGGAACTTATTTATTAAGTTTTACTTTATTTTATTTTTTAACGCCAATGATATTATTAACGATAGATAGTGGTGTAGATTCAATAAATTATATAATAGTTTTATTTTTTATGTGTTATATATTTTTAGATTTATCAATGAAAAAAGAAATGGGATGTGCAAAGAATATTACTAATGTAGGCATTGTAGGTAATTTTCTTTCAGGAACATTATTGGGTTCTGGATTAAGTGCTTTAATATACACTAGTCCAATAAAAAATTTATTATATGTGAGTAATATTAATGGTGATAAAGAAGTATGTTCAATGCCAAGTCAACAAAAATTTAAATGTCGTGTTTTTAAAAATGGTGAATTAGTTGGGTCGAGTGTATCTTAATTATTATAAATTAAGATGGAAGTATTTGTAATTTATTATCATATTCTAAAAGTTTATTTCTGATGATATAAATTGATGAAATTGTTAATAATGAAATTTCAGTTGAAGAACGAATGTTCATTGGTAAATCTTCATCATTTACACTATAATATATCCACATGCTTGATGAAGTAATGCTTAAAGCACAAAACAATAAAGATAATGAATTAGTGCTTTTATTTTTATATAAAAGAAACATAAAAATAATTCTTCCTATCACAGATAATGATGTTGCGGTATAAGGTAAATAATTTAAAGTATTATTCATGGAATTATT